ACCTGATAGGTGGAGGTCTTTGAACCTTGCGTTACTTTGACCTAAATTTGTAGTATTATCGTTTAAAGCACCTGTATGTGTTACTGGTAATACTGCTTTTACTGAAGCAGCCAACCTTAATGCAGCATGATTGCTATCTAAACCAGCTATGTATATATCACTACCTGCAGTACCAATACTGCCAACATTAACTGTATCTTTTTGGAATTGTATAATAGTACCATCAGTGGATAAACGATTAAGGTCTAATACTGTACTAGCTCTTGTAAATGCGCCATTACCACCTGCGTATGCACGAAATCCTGCGGAAGAATTAGCTGCTGATGTACTACCCACCAAAAAATTACCTGATGAGTCTATTCTCATTCTTTCACTACCACTATAGAAAATAATATCTTGACCTTCTCTATTTTCAATATAAAAATCTTTTGTATTCCCGTCTAAAGATAATTCAGCACCATCTGTTGCTGATTGACCTGTAGTAGTATTTGTTAATCTTATTCGTGGTGAGCCTGTATTACCTGAACCACCTGTTGTTGCATGAACAACAAAACCAGTTCCTGAATGAGCAGTTGGTGAAGTTGTGCCGATACCAACATGGCCATTTGCTAATATAGACATTCTCTCTGTCTGTCCAGAGGTAGGATCTGTTTTAAAGTCTAATCTTTGGTTATAACCGCTAGAAATGTAAGCAACTGCTTGGCTTGATCCTATATCAATACCATATCCTGTATTTTGATGAAATTCTGCAATTTTACCCGAGGCATCTCCACGTCTTACATCAAGTCGCGCGGTTGGAGAAATTGTGCCTATGCCAACGTCGCCTGTAGATTTAATATTTAAATTACTAGCATGTAAACTGGCTTGATTACCTATACTTAATGTATAACTTTGAGAAATAAGGTAATTTGTTGTATTCGTATCTTGAATAATTATACCAGCTTTTGCATCAGTTGAGTGAGCTCTAATTGGCCAATCATTTGTACCTGAATTTACATGTAATAGATTTGCAGGTGCATTTGTGCCGATACCAACATAGCCAGCAGAGGTAATACGCATACGTTCACCACCACCATTTGTGTGGAAACGCATTGAGTTGTCAGTATGTTGATATGCTATATAACCAGTATATCTATTAGCATCTGCGGAATCTGTATCTGAAAAAGCTAACACGCCTTTATTTGCTGAGTTTGCTCTTATTGTGATACCTTTATCACCTGCACTATTATCACCTACAACTAGGTTATTAAAGTATTGTGAGCTTGGTGAAGTATTATTAATTCCAACTCTGCCAGAAGCATCAATACGAACACGTTCCGAACCAGCAGTACTAAATCCGAGAATATCTGTTCCTGGTCTATATAATCCTGTATTTGTATCTGCAGCAAAAGTAATATAAGGAACATTTGCTGCACCATCAGCCGCAAGTATACGTCGATTTGAGTCAATTACAATCTGTCCGCCCACATAATAATGCCCATCTGCTCTTATATTACCATTAACTTGTAGCTTTTGACCAGGAGAAGATTCTCCTATACCAACGTTTCCGTTTGAACGTACTCTAAGGTGCTCAGAACCTCCATTTCTTACAATAAGAGAATGATAACCAGAAGTAACATCGGTAATAAGTCCTGATCCATTAAAGGTAATTTGACCCTGATTTGCAGGAACTCCATTTCGTACAATTTCAAGAGTACTTTCACTGCTAGAGTTAAAGCCCATTCGTACAATTTCTACACCATTTGCATCAAACCTTATCTTATCTTCATCACTGCTTTCTTCAACTTGTATCTTTGTGTCGCCATCAGCGTCGGACATAGAAGTAACTGCGCCACCCGATACTGTAGCAAAACTTAATGCACCGGATCCATCTGTCACAAGAGCTTGCCCAGAAGAACCATCAGATGTTGGTAATGTATATGCACCATTTACATTTACTGTACCTGCTACGTTTATGCCTGTTGAGGTTGTAGTAAGTTTAGTGGCATTATTATGCATAAGCTCAACAGCGCCATTGGCAACTGCTCTAAGCATTGTCTCTGCGCCAGAAGTTTTAAACCTAATATCATCATTAGTTACATTTAAAATACCTGTATCGCATTGTATAGTACCGGTAGAACCATCATGCTTAATTCGCATATCAACATCTGCGCCAAAGAACAGAGTAGCTCCGTCATGGCTCATGTTGATTGTTCCAGTTGATGTTACATTAACAACATCTAAACCACCTATAATATTTACTCCAGCAGCATCTGTTTCTAATTTTTTAACGTTGTTATGATAAAGCTCAACCGCGGCACCTTGTTCTGCGTTAATAAGTTGATTACCATTTGCCCCTGCAACCGCTAAATAATTAGTCTTTAAGAATAAAGCACCAGTGCCAGTATCATTAATGTAACTATTAGACCCATCATGATATATCTGTAAATCTTGTGCATCACCAAATTGTAGCTTTTTATTATCTCCAAAATTTATATTACTACTAACAGATACATCTGATTTATAAGCATGAATTTGAATTAGGTCGCCAGCATCAGCTCCTGTAGTTAATACAACTGATGTTCCATTAGTGCCAGTGTAATCTTGAGAAGATCCTTCATCAAGAAGAATACCATTCATAAAGACTTGAACTTTAGGAGGAGTGCCTGTGTTATAGGCTAGAGTGTTTGAATAATTATCCGATCCAGAAAATGTTGTTTGGTTAGCAGTTGCGGTATATTCATAAGCAGTAAATGTTGACGTTATACCAGAAGATGATCCTCCAACTTCTACAACACTGTCAGTACCGCCTACGCTCTTCTTCATGTAGACTTTACCGTCTGCAGTATTAAGTGCGAGTTCCCCTAGGTTTAAATTAGATGTGCTGGGTATAGACCCACTGACGGCTGAGCGTCGTAAACGAATGTCTGATAATCTGGCCAATGTTGGCTCCTATGTTTCAACTCTTATATAAGAGATATTAATTAAAAATAAAATTTCTGCTAATATATATTAGCGTATATCTATTTATAATGTTTAGGAAGCCAATTGCTATGTTTTAGTAAGTTCCGCCATCAATTACTTCAGAAGCGAAAGGAACACCTGAACCATTGAACTGTATGAGTTTACCTTGAGTACCAGTTACTTGTGATAAAGCAGTACCTGCACCGTTTGATATAAATACTCCGTTACCTGTAAAGCTTGATACACCAGTACCACCATGAAGAACTGCAAGGTCATTACCAAGTGTTACAGTTCCTGATACATCTAGGTTACCATTAAGATCAAGGTCTGCATTTACTTCAACTTCATTAGTAGCTGAATCAAGTACTAACTTACCAGCCGTTGTGGTAATAGTTTGGTCATCAGCAATACCGACTGTGATATTACCAAGATCAGCACCAGTACCATAGATGTTTCCAAATTCAGCATCACTCCATGGTGCCGAAGCGTTTTCTCCACCACTTAAATCTTCATCTTTAGTAAATACAAATCTTTGGGTTTGAATATCGAAACCGAAGAATCCAGTAGCAACTGCAGAACCAGTTCCCCATTTAAATCTTACACCACGATCAAGACCATCTGATGTATTTGAAGAAGTGTTATCTGCTAAAGCAATAACCGGGTCGTCTAATGTTACAGTAGTTGATTCGACTGTTGTCGTAGTACCTTGAACTGTTAAGTTACCTGCAATTACAACTGTGTCTGAAGTTGCGTTACCAAGGCTAACGTTGCCATTGACCTGTAGTGTACCATCAACAACTGTATTACCAGTAGCACCTGCGACTGTTAATTTGTTTGAACCTACTACTAAATCTGTTGTTACTGTTAGATCGTTTCCTACAGTAACGTCATTAGGTAATCCAACAACAACTTTTACGTCTGTACCTACTTTAGTTACAGCTGTTTCTATTTCATTGGTTGTTCCAAGTATTTGTAAATCGTCAGTAAGGATATTTACATTTTGTGCGCCAGCATCGCCATCAACTGTTAATGCTGTTGCAACAGCAACTTGGCCAGCAGCTGTTAATCTACCTTGTTGGTCAACTGTAAAGGTTGGAATATGTGTGTTAGATCCGTAACTGTTAGGAGTTACTGCAGTATCATCTAGGTCGATGTTAACTGTATTAGAAGTAACAGATGTTGTAATACCAGTAAGACCATTAAAGTCCAATACTTCAGAATCAAGATCAATTGAATCTGTACCAGAGTCACCAGATATATCTAGGTCTTGAGCTGTGACTTGAGCATCAATATAAGTCTTAGCAGCTAATGCTGTAACTAACTGAGAGTTAGAAGCACCTGCTAAAGTTGTAGAGGTTGAAATACTTGTTACAACTTGGCCTGATCCTCCAGAAGCTTCTAGAGCAAGAGATCCAATATTTAATTCTGTTACATGTTTCTGAGCATCTACGATTAACGCAGAACTTGCTGTTGTAGTACCATGTACGTGATCAAGTAATCCTACAAAATACTTACCGCCGATTAAATCGACACTAGAAGCGACCCCACCAGATTCTGTTCCAGTACCAATGTATAATCTATCACCATTATTTGCTTGTGTACCAGCTACATATGAGTATGCTAATTCACCTGTTTTAATATTACTAGGGGCATTGGTGGTTGCACCCGTAGTTAAGATTTTTATTCTTGTTAAATTAGCCACTAGTATGTGCCTCCAATTATATTGAGATTTTGATTCTCTAAACTTGTTACGACTTCGTATTTACCCGAAGATCCATTTCTTTGTAGCATTCCGCCATCAGGATTTCCATTAACAGTTACATCTGTTAGATCTCCTAGTGTTAAATCGAAATTACCAACAGTTACAGACTTAGCTTGTATTTCTTGTTGAGCTTTAGATTTACCTTTAACTCTTCCGCCTGTCTGAATTTTTGCTTTCATGTTAGCCATTTATTCTCTACCCTATCTTGTTACACCTGGTGAAACTTCTACCTGTCCTTCTAAAACTCGTGTGACAACTCCCGTAGATGACGTAATTTCAACATCATATACATATCGTCCAGCCTTCATAGCATTAGTAGTAGAAGCATCTAGAAGTAACTTAATAGTTCCAGCACTAGCATTATATACCGTTGCAGTAAAGGCTACAGCTGTAGAGGAACTGAAGTTTTTTCTAATCTGTCCTGCTACAGTGTAATTAGTTAAATTTAAGATAGCATCATCTGCATCAGTAATATCTACTTTTATATCAAAGGTACTACCTTGGTCAATATTTAAATTTGAATATATAGCCATTAACTTTTACCTATCTATTTATACTTTTAAGATTTTCAATCTCATCTCTGAGATATTTATTTTCTTCTTTTAATTCTTTAATTGCTTCAATAAAGAGAGCAGATAGTTGGTTATAATCAACTACTTTATGTGTGTCATCTTCATTAAGTGTCTCAACATCTTTTACGGCTGATGGTAATACTTCTTCTACATTTTGTGCAATAACACCAGCTGATGCTTTACCATCTTTCTTCCAATTAAATGTTACACCATCTAATTGTGATACTAATTCTAGAGCTCCTGTAACTTTTTGGATATTATCTTTTAATTTAACATCAGAGTTTGTAGTAGTTGAGTATGCATATATATCTCCATCAGCATGGAAATCTCCACTTGCAGTCATTCTAAATTCTATTGTAGCACCACTGGCTTTAAAGTCTGCATAACCAGTGTTCTGCATATCGATAGATATATTACCAGCCGAAGAACTACCCACTTTAAATATGTGATTTATTTGGTCACTCTCTACACTAATTACATTACTACCATTTATATCAATACCACCACCTTCAGAATATGTTGTATTATTATCTGCTAAGGCAATTGTTGTATTGCCGGACTGATTGACAGTAAATGTTTGATTAGATATTCCTGTTTGAGTAATAGTAATTGTACCATTATTTGCTGCAGCAGGTATAGTAGGTTTACCTGTTAAATCACTGTAAGCATAACCAGTACAACTTGATAAATCTCCAGCAAATTTTGGTGCATGTAATTTAGTGGAATTACCATTCCAATAAAAGGATCCATGACCGTTAACCATTTTACTAGTACCAGCAATATCGGTTGCAACACCAAGAATATGATAATTCACATTTTCAGTTGTTCTTTCTACTACTCTAATATCCGTAGCTGTATCAGCATTTCCTTCTAAAGCTCCATCAAATTTTGTTGCTGTAATTTCAGCAAAACCATGAAGGTGACCTGTACTTGGATTATAATTAAAGCGACCATTATCAGAATCGATATAAGGTCTTTGATATGATGTACCATTGTTTGCACCAAAGTATACTTGATAATTAGCATTAGTATTTGTTTCATCGATATTAATATAATCAGCATTTGTAGCAATAGGTGTTGAGCTTGCTGTTGTAGCATTACCACTTAAAGCACCAGAAAAAGTAGGACATGTTAATACATTAGTATGTGGATTATAATATAAGCTTGCTCCACTATCTTGATATAACTCATGATAGCCTGCAGTTTCATTTGCAGCTCCTTTAAATACTAATCTGTAGTTGGTATTTCCAGCAGTTGTCTGAATATTAATTTTATTTGAGTTGGTAGCAGTTGTTGCTGTTCCAGCAGACCCAGCTGATGTAGCATATGTAGCTGTTGCCGCATTACCACTACAGCTTGATGAAGTTGAAGCATTACCAGATAAAGCACCAATAAATGTAGTCGCAGATATTGTATTATTAAGTGGGTGTAATGTAATTCCGCCAGTAGAATAAACAGTATCACCACTATGCCATACTATACGATAATTGGCGTTTGCATCTGAATCATTGACATCAACTGTATCAGCCCAAGTAGCTGTATCAGCATTTCCTTCTAAAGCTCCATCAAATTTTGTTGCTGTAATTTCAGCAAAACCATGAAGATGATTTGTACTTGGATTATAATTAAAGTGACCATTATCAGTATCGATATATTGTCTATTATATCCACCATCGTCATTAGCACTAAATGTTACTTGGTAATTAGTATTGCTATTTGACGCGTCAATATTAATGTTATCAGCATCTGTAGCATGAGCAACGCTAGTAATATTTTTACTGGCAATAGCTGTAATATGTCCAAATGTATCAAGTGTAATATCCTGAATTACATTGTTATTGCTATTATCAACACTTGCTTGGCCTGACGTATTTGCGTGAGCAATTTGGAAATTACTTGCTCCAGTCTGATTAGCAGACCAGTTAGTATCTCCTGTAAGAACAATACCTGATGCATGATTAGTTGATGTTGCTGAACTAGGTACTTGTGCAGTTGTAACACCGTCACCAACTGTAACTGATCCACTGGTTACGCCAGTTACGTGACCGTATGTATCGAATGTTAAATCTTGTATAAATGTGTTACCACTATTATTAACATTAGCTTGAGATGATGTATCAGCATGATTAATAGATATATGATCTGATGCTGCAGAAACTGATAATGTAATACCACTGTTGCCCGCGTCAAGATAAACTGTATCGTTGTTATTATCTGCTACTACTGTTCCTAGTACTGTATCTGCTAAATTCCTAACTACGATATTCTTAAAGATATTTTGTGATGAACCTTTATCTGTATTTGTAACAGCAAAGGTAAGATCGAATGGATCTGCATCTGAACCAGGAGAAGTGTCTGTCCAATTAATATCGATCGAGGCACCTGAACCAGCTCCTTCAACGAATTTCCATTCTTTACCTTGAGTAATAGATAGTTCAGTACCATCTCCGTCTTCTACTTGGAATGATTGAATATATCTAGTATCGAAGTTTCCTGCTTGAATATTTGTTAAATGGCCTCTGTCATCAACAACAAGTCCTGAAATATATATACCATTCTGTGTTGAAAGGTTACCGTATGAGCCATTTAATGTAGAAGTATCAGAGTGATTAATTGTAATCGTATCGCCAGATCTTGCTGAATCTAGCATTGTACCGCCAGTAATAGTTAGTGTATCATTATTACTATTTGCTACAGCTGTACCATTATCAGTTACAATATTTTTCCATATTGCTTGTGATGAACCTTTATCGGTATTATTGTATGTTACAGCAAAGCCTGATACGCTTTCGCTTAATCCGCTTCCTGCAGTAAATGTTAAATTATCACCAGGTCCAAAATCAGATCCTTCAACTTGAGGAGTTGAAAGAGTAGCAGTAGAAAGAATTAATGATCCATCTGCTTCCCATCTATCAGTTGCAAAGTTATAAACAATTGAGTGAGCACCTGTTACTCCACCGGCCGCGTTACTATGAACACCAGCGAATGGTTTTGTTTCGAGTCCAAATCCGCCACTTGTTGGTTCAGTTGAACCTAAATTGTTACCAGCTAAAATTAAAGTATCTTCTACTTCTAGTGTTGAAACATTTAGTTTAGTTTCAGTACCATTAACATATAGATCACCTGTAACTGTTAAATCGTTTGCGATTGTTACATCATTTGGTAATCCAACTGTAACAGCTCTACCTTCTGTTCCAGATCCTGAAACTTCAACCTCTGCTGAAGTTCCTGTTATAGTTGCTACATAACTACCAGATGTTTTAGTTCCTAATGTTACAGCATCGTTTGCGATCTTACCAGTAGTAACTGCAGAGTTTGCAATCATTCCAGTCGCAACACCAAGTGCTTTAATTCTTAAACCATCAGTAACAATTTCAAGTGAAGTACCATTAAGCTTAACATCAAGATCCCAATAGCCAGATAAGTCTGGTGATGTACCAGTTTCTGTCCAGGTTGCAGTAAGTCCATTACTAGCACTACTGCTAATTAAATGTCTAGCGTTATAGAAGTTAACAAGAGGTGATGTTACTGTAGTACCATCGTTCTTCATTCCAACTACTGTCCATGCTCTTGATGGATCAGCTGATACTTTTGTTTCGTCCCATTGCAGTTTAACATCGTGATCGTTACTACCAGAAATATGATCTCTATCTACCTGTAATCCCATTTGAGTATTAATGTTAGCATCTAATTTTAAGAATGCTGATCCGAAGTTTGCAACTCCACCTGCTGATGAGAATAACACAGTAGCATTTGAAAAATCAACTTGTGTTCCATTTCTAAATACGATTTGGTCAGAACCATTATTTTCACCGATGTTCATATTACCAGTAAAATCTATTGTAGTAGCATCGACTGATAAATTGCTATTAACTGTCATTGCACTACTGAATGTTTTGGCTCCTGCAATTGATTGCGCGCCTGAAGTTCTAACAACTGTGTTATCAACTGATATTGATCTATTTGCTGTTAGGTTTCCAATAGTAGTAGTAATACCATCGCCGCCCGATAAAGTAATTGCTCTAAGAGTAGTAAGTTCTCCATCGTTAGAAACAATAGCACCACTTAAGTTATCCAATACTCCAAATATTGTAGCAGATTTATGTGCATGATTTCCACCACTATGTGTAATACCATCTGTTGTATTAACTGCTCCAAGGTCTGCTACGATAGCTTGGATTGCGTTTGTAATATTTGTTTGTCCGTTTGTTGAATGATCAGCAAGAGAGCTGAATGCGTTACCGCCAACTCCAACTTCGTCATGTAACTCATTAAGTGCTAACTTAATGTTATTTCTATTTGTAAACTTAGTGTTTAATTGCCCAATATCAAGAATACCGCCGATAGTAGTATTACCAGTTACGTCTAATGTATTTTGAAGAGTAGTTGCACTTAGTACATCAAGAGTTGAATCAATATCAGTAGCACCATCAATATTAACAGTACCAGTTAAGAGTGTATTAACGTTAACAGTTAAATCACCTGAAATGGTTGTATCATCTCCTGTTCCGTTACCTAAGAAGTTACTAGATCTTGTATTTAATTGACCAATCAAAGTACTTGCACCGTCAACATTAAGAGTAGTATCTAAATCAGTCGCGCCAGTTACGTGCAGTGTGCCATCAACAGTAGATTCATCAAGAGTTGTAACACCATCTACATTTAAATTTCCATCTATTTGTGTGTTACCATCAATTGAAGTGGCACCAGTTGCAGCAGTAACATTAAACTTAGAAGCACCTACCTCAAAATTACCATCAACATCGAGTGTTCCAGAGAATGTAGCATTTGCTCCACTACCTGTCAACATTGTAGTAGTACCAGATTGAATGACTAAATTATTTCCAGTTCCCCACGCTAGATTAGCATACTGGGTTCCTGCCTTTTTTAAATATATATCAGCACCTGCAACATCTAAATTAATATCTCCGGCAGAATCAATAGTAAATGTTCCAGAGGTCACATTAAATGCACTTGAGCCAGCAGTAATTTCTTTTGTTGATGCATCGAAGACACCTTCGATTTCGTTAATAGCATCTCTAACGTTTTGAGCGTTAGTGCTTAACGTGTAGTTAGAATTAGCTCCTCGTACTGCTGTTTCTATTTCGTTAATAGATCCAACTAAGGTAGATTTTACGGTTGTTCCTAATCCGGTAATATCACCGATGTCGCCTTGAATTTCTTGAATACCTGTAACAGCTGTTGTTGAAGAATATCCAGTAGCGTTATTAATATCATTGTGATCACCAAGTTCAGCTCTTAACTCTTCAATAGCATCTTGGAATCCACCAGAAGATAATCCGGTGAATGATACATTACTAGTACCATATAAATCTGTTTCGTGTTCGTTAATTGATAAGACCAAATCATTAGCAGCAGTAGTTAGATTTTCGGTAACACCAACGTCATCTTGAAGTTCGTTAATAGCAGCAATAACATCCATACTAAATATTTTAATATCGTCATTAGCTGCAGCTGGAGTATTTAATTCAATACCGTTTCCGTATGTTGTATCATAGTTAACAATAGCACCATGCTTATTACCAGCAATTACTGATGATTGGCCAAGAATTCTTATATCATCACTATTAACAAATGAACCACTACTTACTTTAAGTAACATTTCAGTTGCTGTAGTTCTTAAAATAGTACCATACCAAGCAGCAGTTGATTCTACACTTGCTTGTGTAGATAATTGACTACTGTGAATATAAACAGTTTGGCCTTCAACAAATTCTGTTACAGTAGGATTTCCAGTTAAAGGGATCCTAGCTCTTAAATTAATAGCGTGGAATCCATTTACCGCAGTTGTGCTTTGTGTAAGTTCAGTTCCATTTTTATAAACTCTTACAACACCTAGCGGATATGCTTCACCAATTCTACTAACAATTTTAGCTGCAGCGATATCTGATCCACCAGCTGTAAGTTTACTTGAAGCACTAAATGTACCAGTAGTATTTTTAACTAATATCTTAGTGCTGTCGATAGATACGATTGTACAAGAGAATCCACCAGTCTGTGTCATCTCTACACCAGATACAAAAGATGATGGAATAGTAGGATTACCTTTAAGAATAATATAACCGCCAGTATTGTCAACTGTTTCTTGCGGTTTAATTTCAAATCTTACAGTTTTACTACCATCATCGTTTCCATAGAATACTGTATCACCTGCAGTAACATTATCAAACAGATATGTCTTATCTTTTAAATTAGAATTAAGCTGTTCATTATCGCCTAAGTGAAGAGATACTTCGTTACCCTTCTGTCTTAAACCTTCTAATGAATCTGATTGTAATACTCTAGTTTCTTTATTAGCCATTATTTACTCGCTATACTTTTTAGTAATTTTTTTATTTCTGCCATATCGGCTTTTAATGATTCAATATCTTTAGTTTGCTGTAGATCTATTTCAGCCTTTACAGCTTTACGATCTCTTGCTTGAATCCTTGCTTCATATGCCGACCTATTAGTATTTATAACTGCACCAGTTGTTAGATCTTTAACTAGGTTAGGTTCATCTACTATTTCTACTATTTTTTTTCTTGCCATAATTTATGCCGTTGTTGCTATTGCTCTGAAGTCGCCAATCATTGGAACGTTTGAGCTGTTTTTAGATCTTAATACAATTTTAATTGCAAACTTTGAGAATGATCCATCTATTACATTACTTGCTAAAGCGTTTGCAACTGTAGGTGTAATTTCGTAATGAACTTCGCTCATTCCAGAATCTGATATTGGTATAGCTTTTACTGGATTAATTGGTCTCCAATTTAATTGTGAAAAGTCTGAATCATCACCAGAACCTTGAACCTTATAATATAGATCTACTGCTGAATCTGTAGGTCTATGTACTGTTGTATATACATCAATTAAATCAGCTTCGTTTTCTAATTCAATCTTCTTAGTTATATATTTAGCTAAATTAGAAGTACCTGATGGCGCGGTCTCTGGTATGTATGTTCCTCTAGTCGTGTATGCTTGATGGTTTGAAGTAGCATCATTAATTCTATTTTGAACTGTTACTAAAGATGTTCTTTCAATATCTAGCACAGGAGATATTCTATCGTTACCACCATTACTCAAAGTACATTTAACTTCAGTAAGTGAAGTAGATCCTCCATTAGCAACAGGTGACATTACACATAATGGAATATCTGGTTTGTAGTTACTATTTGGAAGTATTGTAACTTGTGGCTGTACACCGTATGGTGATTGAGTAGAAGTATCCATAGAAGACCCAGCAGTTGGAAGCAATTGTGTAACAAGTGTAGTACCTGGTACTTGAGTATTCTCTAATGATAACCTTAATGTATTATAAGATCTATTTTCAGTAGCAGTCATTTCAGTTCCACCGCCTACAATACCTGAAGCAGTAGCGCTTCCTGTATGTGTAATAACATATGAGTCGTGTTCTATCTCAGTAATAGCATGCGTCTTATTAATCTTAGAAATATCACTAATACCGTTTTCAGCAGCGAATCCAGCTAATGTTACCTTATGAGCAACACTTCCGTAATGACCATGGTTTTTATGGTGAACTCTAATTTTAGTAGCTGTAAGAAACTCTAGTGAATTTGGATTTAATTTAAAAGGTTCAATAGCATCATTAACTAAAGTGATATGTTGATCACTAGTAGAGAATGCACAACGATTAAGTTTAAACTTAAGATCTTTAGTTTGTTCAGCTGTCCATGTAGAAGCATTTGCAGATGTAAAGAACACTCCGTTGTATGGTTGTTTATTAACTCTTATAGATGTTCTTGTTAAATCCATTCCGCCTACTTCAGCTACATATACTTTATAATCAGCTGAGTTAGCAATTAATACTATAGCATATTCAGTATCTCTTTCCAAGTATACTGGGAATTTAAATTTAACATTAGTACCAGTAGAAGCATTAGCCGAAGTTGTAATATCTGCTGGGTATACAACTACGTCTGATCCAGGAACTACTCTTTGTGTAGGATAACCATTTTCTACAGCTCTAATAGAAATTTCTATTGGAATATTTGCATCCTTAGCATTAAAAAATATATCAACACTATTAGCAAATATACCAGCGCCAGAAGAATCCGGATCTGTTATTGCAAATGTTTGTGATACAGGATCAGTCCATCTTACTAATTCAACCGATTTGTCAAATGTGGTCCTAGTAACTGAATTGGATTCACCAACTTCTCTAGTAACTAGTCTTGGTATTTTAGTAGCAATAATTGTTTTCTGATGAACTTCAAGTAAACCTTGAGAATAAAATGTTGTTGATGCATAAGTATCAGCAAGATTAGAATCATTAGCTGAGCTATCAGTTAATTTAAATTCTCTTGAGCCTGATTTAAATTTAAGAACATCATTCCTAGGAATAACAAATGACCCAGTACATCTACCCGCCGCGTCTGTTGTTAAAGATCCAGAAGCACTAGAGGTTGCACCATTAGAATCAACCCATGTAGTTTTTCCACTGTATGATTTAACACCTGTACGTGTTGAAAACTGTATAAAGCTTGATTCAGTTTTACAGTATGGTGTTACATTAGTACCATTAAAGAATGCATATAACTTACTGTTTGGTTTCATAAGTTCAGCTTGGAAATATATTCTTCTTGAACGCATGAATGGAATAAAGTTTGTTTCTACAACGTAATCTCCAACTTCTTTAAATTGAGTATCAGTTGCAATTGAAGTTGTTAATCCAGATCTAGAGGCTGAACCAGTTTCCGTAAATGCTCTTTGAGTTTCTTTAATTATAGCTGCGTTTCTATTACGTGGAGCTTGTCCTAAACCTAATCTTTGTGCAACGTTTTTTCCTACTAATCTTTGTGTTGATGTTTCACCGGTCTGCTCTTTACCAGTCCAATTTGTTTCCCATTCATTCCAAACCGTTCCAAGAATACCTTCCTCTTCGGCCATAGCTACAAATTGATCGTATATACTATTATCATCTATTATAATATCTGGTCTAACATCAACTTCTTTCCATTCATCTGAACCAGGAGATAATTCAATTTTTCCTTCCCATACAAATATATCATATGGATTTACAAATTCAGCATAAGTTGAAAATGGTTGATCTATATAAAGACTTGATGTATAAGGTAAAGTAACAATATCACCTCTTCTTGCAACACCATCACCTTTAACTCCAAATTCAACTGAAGAGTTAACACATGTTCCAGAATCATTTGATTTTCTTATAAGGTTAACATTTCTTTCATCGAACATTGGCCTAGCAAGACCAGCTGATTTATCAACTGCTATATGATAATCCGGATTAGATACATTACCTATATTATGTCCTGTAAAGTTATCTACGATAAATCCATTTTTAATTCTTGGGTTACCATCACCATCTAATAGTGGTGTTGATTGTGCTGATTTTTCTAATAGTGAAAGCGTAGTATAATATTCTAATGTTTTAATTCTTTTATCTAGCTTTCCAATATCTCTCATTGTGTATCGCTTATTATCATAAGGGATAGGTTTAATATCTAATTTATTAAATACATAAGGAGCAATGTCTAATGTGTATAACGGCATTGCATCTTTTACATTTTCAGGAGCTACTGGATCAATATTAGATACGCCTGTAACATATTTGTATTCGCCTTGTTTAGTAATAAATAGTTTATCCTTACGTGGAAGATATACACTAATATTATTAGTAGCAAAGTTATCAGGAGCTACTGGAGATGATATAGCAGATATTCCGCCTGAAAATGTTCCGTCAATAGCTTTAACTGGCCTAAAGTCTAAACAATCTCTTAGATCAATAACACCTTGAGAACTTTTAAACGTTGGGATTCTTTCGTACTTAGCAGCCTCAGCAGTAGTAGGTGTACCAGTTGGGTCACCTGGTGAGTAATATGAATCTACTGAGAAGTAATCGCCAGGTCCGTGTGTGTAATGGTCATATGTAATTACCATCGCACCGTTTGGTACTGTTTCGCCACCTTTTAATATAATAGATGATTGTGTATAAAAATTTTCTCTTTGGCCATCATCCAATATAAACTTATCGAGAACAGACTTACTATTAACGTCTGTAATATTAATTATTTTACTAACATCATTTACACCTAGAGGATATATTGAAGTACCATTTGCAAATGTTTTTGTTACAGTTTGGTTTACAGCTAATGATTTTGTTTTTGGTTGAAAATTATTTCTAAGAACTGTAACTATTGCTTGAATCGCTACGCCATTATTCATGGCAACACCAGTATCAGCTGTACCTAATGTAAACTGAGAAGCGTTAATACCAGATTCAACTGTATCAATCGGGATAGCCTTACCGCTTACATTATCAGCAATAGATACAAAGATATCGTCGTTGTTAGCAAGGAGACCATTTTGAATAGTAAAAATTGCTTTCCCTTGTCCATTAATAGTAGTTGAAACTTTTTGTCTTACCTTATATGAACCAACAGTTGAACCAGAAGTTTCTAAAGTTTTGACTGTGTCAAATGGTAACCTGTATACTAATGAGTTATTACCAGTATCAAATAAAGTGGCAGTAGTAGAAGCGCTGGCTGTAGTACCTACTGTACCTTTAAAGTCTACTCCGGTATTTGCTTGTATAACTCCCTTAACAGCTGAAAATACTTGGCCTGTGTTCATCTGAACATCAAATATATATAATCTATAATGTGAATCACCGACACTAATATATTCTAATCCTCGTGTCCTTGCTGTACCAAGTGTAGTTCCTGCACCGAGAGCAGTATTTGTTAAATTAATTAACTTTAAATTATGAACATCTGGAATACCTAGAATATCTGTAGGCCTTAATCTAATATAATTACCTAATGGTATAGCTGTAGTTGCACCAGATGCTAAACCAGTATCACTTGCTGTTCTTGGCTTATCTATAATAACAGGATCAGTAGCACCTTTATCAATTCTAAATCCTTGTACATAAGCAACTGATGGTTCAACTGTAATAGCCATCTTACTAGAATTACCGCCATCTGCAAGTAGCTTGTATCCATTGTTTCCAGCGCCATCGTTTAAATGTTCATTAATGTCTAGAACAAACGGCCTTACTACATAGTTTCCACTTTCATCAAATGTTCTAGTTGCAAATCTTTCAGTAAGTGCGACGTTAGTGTCGTCAGTGGTAACAGATTGTGTAATACCATTTTTAATTTTAGTTAATGGAATAAAGTTAACAGTTGTTTGACTAGCTTCTAGTATATTATCTTTAACTAATGTGGCAACGATTTGGTATCTATCTGCGCCAGGAGCTGTGTGATTAGGTGATCCACTAGCGTTATCTGTTAATGTTGAATCAGTTCCAGAAGTTACTGCATTTTCAACTACACTTAATCCTAGTGCGTATGTTGGAGTATTAGAATATTTATCTAAAACTAAAGTCTGGCCAGGCACATAAACAAATGTACCATGTAAAAAGAACACACCTTCTTCTAAATATGCTGATGAACCTTTTCCTACTTTATCGCCTGTTATCGATGAGTTTGTTGATGCAGTCGTACCTACATATTCAGCCGCACTTGCTGAGGCTTCTCCACCAACTTTACCGTATTGAGTAGTACCGCCACCGCTACTAACAAAAGCTTCTCCAGCTACAAACTTTTTAACATCCTTATTAGGTCCACCGTTATCAGTATATTTAATAAATAGCGTGTTAGGTTCTCCATTACTAACAAATGTACTAAAACCTACAACCTTAGCTTTAACTTGATTAGTAGTATTTTTAGTACCAGTAATTGTTTTTCCAACAAAGTCAGCAATGTTAGTAGAAGAATTATATGAAGCTCCGCTTCCAGTAAGAATAGTAGAATAAAAAATATCCTCTATTTTAATAAAGTCATATTCAACGTCTAAGGAAGTTTTACCACCGATGACAGCTGAACCATTGTTAAATGCCCACTGACCATACTTATCAAGCTGTGCTTGCAGAGCGGTCTGCATCTGAGTAAGCTCTCTAGCTTGAACAGAATATCCTGGCTTAAATAATATTCGATGATAGTTTTTTGATTCATCGAAGTCATCGAAATACGGTTGGCTGTCATAGTTCTTAAGGCTTTTACTTATTGTCATCTTTTTTCTCTCTTCTTACTAATATTTATAAGATATATTAGAATTCAATTATGAGTTTAATATCTTCAATCTGAGTAGCTGTTCTGCTAATGGGTGCTCTATTTTCTAGGAATACCATTTCACCGCTACCCTTATGTGCTTCAGCTGTAAAATTAAATCCACCATTTCCTGTAGTATCTAACGATGCTGAACCAGATCCACCATCAGCTGAAGTACTAACTGTCTCACCTGTTGTAAACCTAGTATAACCAGTCTTTTCGTTTTGGTGATAATAAATTCTTCCAGCCTGTCCACCAGTCTGTGGCGCTTCTACTACGAAAGCTTTAGCTCCACTTGATCCACCTAATATAATTTGATCAGCATCAAAGTTAACAGTTGTTTGTCCTGATGCGACCTTTAAGAACTGAGTTCCTTTTAGTGTAGCTGCTGTTGCTGGTGTGGTTAAATTACCTGGTACAACAGTTCCAACCTTAACGTTAGCTGCGATTGAAGATGGGTTTTTAATTAAACTAACTTGTCTGAAATCCTGATTAATTGTAAGGTCATTACCTGATTCTGTTCCTGTAAGTAAACTATTAATACCAACATAGAAAGCTCCAAGTTCAGATACTGGATCTACGCCGTGTCCACCTGCAGGAGCAAGAACTGCTCTAGCCGTTGCAACAACTGGAGTTCCAGAATCACTAGAATTTTTTGTTATAACAACATCTGCTACTGTATAACCGCTTCCTTTATTAGTAATAGTAATACCAGTAAGTCTACCACTACTATCAATATCAGTTGCACTAACAACAGCTGCAGCATTATTGCCGTCACCTGTAATAGTAACTGTAGGTCGGTTTGTTGTTGAATACCCAGACCCTGAAGTAACACTATCGACTCCAGCAGTAGTTATAACTAATCTCTCAATTCCTTCACGTTTACTACTTCCAGCTGAAGCTATCTGCGCTGCTTGTTGTGGCTGATTAGGATTAGTTGCTGCAAGTACAGGAGCTAATGCTAAAGTTTTAACTGGCATATAGGAAGTGGTTAGGAATTTTTCTGAATCAGCAACGGTAACTGTATACATATATTTCCATTGGTAACCATCTTCTGCCGAGCCTGTAGGTTGTTCTGATGTATGTACAGGTTCAACTGAAACACCAGAAGCGCCAGCAATAATACATTTATAAACTTTAAACTGAGAAGTCATAACATAAAACGGGCTTTGAGAATCAAAGATAGATGTAGGTGTTATCACACCGCTAATAGATTCTTTATAATCTGAATCCCATGGTTGATAACTATTACCTGCAGTCCAATTATGTCTTGGCACTACGTGTGATACATCACTGGCCGCGATCTTTTTAAGACCGATCATGTTCTGCCAAGCTTCTGCTACGTTCGTTTGGTTGTCGTATGGAGTAAAAGCATCAGTGTCTGTTTTATCGGATGTGCTGTTTGACCAAACGTCTGCTTTACCGATGCCAACATATACACTGCTAGTTTCTACGTCCTCTTTAAAATTTTGAGCATTTACTACTCTAAACTGTGAAGTTACTATTGCTGTCATTTTTCTAATTCCCGTTGTTTATACATTATGTTGTAGACTTATATGTTATGCTACTCATACCGTTATATCTATTTATATTAGTTATAGATGTAGTTGTAAGTAAATTTGCACCATATTCTTTTAATGGCACATTATCTCTAAATTTCCTGGTTGAAAACCAATTGTTCTTTTTGATATTATAAAAGTTATTATCATGATTAATTTCAAAGGTATCTTCAAGCAGATTCATTACTAATTGTAATATCATAGTAGTGTCTTTAGCTCTTACTTCGTCTTGAACACCAGAGCCAAGTCGTATCTCAGGTTCTAAAATATATCCATTACCAGGATTAGTAGGAGTTACAATTGTATTATTTGCTAATGGCGAAGGAACCAATTCTGCTCTTAATTTACCATTACCACTAACTGATACTGTTGGAACTGATGTATAACCACTGCCATGGTTTGTCATAACAATTCTACTTATGCTACCGCCAGCCATCTGCGCTACTGCAGTAGCATTAGAGCCACCGCCACCGCTTATTGTTACTGTTGGGGCCGATGAATAACCACTGCCACCATTTACTATTTGTATATTATTAATCGTTGTTGGCTGAAGTAAAAGCGTTGCTGTTGCTTGAACATTAGTTGATAGTGGTAAGCCTAACGCGTTCTTTGATGTTGGGGCATCTATAACTACCTTAGGTGGAATTCTATATTTGTGATTAGTGCTTGCAATACCATGTAAATATATTTTACTTATAGTTCCAGGATTACTTACAGCTGGTATTGAAGCAGCAATTCCTGTATACCCTGATCCTACATTACTAATAACAAATCCATCTGGTGATAATGAACCATTAGCTGTAACTTTACAAGTAAGAGCTCCGCCTGATCCACCGGTTCCTGTTACTGTAACGATCGGCCCAGCATAAAGCTTCTCACCATTAACTATTGTTTCAGTGCTAGTATTTACTGGATATCCATAACCTGCTTTAGCAATCTCAGCTGAAAGAATTTTACCAGCATGTGGATTAGCTGAACCATTTGGTAATGTTGTTGGTTGTAAATTAATACTAATCTGTCCACTTCTTTTAATAAATGCAGATGGCCTTGGTTCAAACATTGAAGCAAACATTTTAACTAACACTGGAACATCTTCTATTCCAATCACTCCAGGCTGTCTGTCAGGCATAGATGATAAAGTTAATCTATTAATTCTGGGGTAACCATAAAAGAATTGTCCTGTGCCTTGGCCATGTTTAGGTCCACCAATATGTGGAACCTCGTACATAGCTTTTGCGCTATCACCTAAAGCCTTTCTTGTTAATTGTAGTAATATTAGAATCTCTCCAAAGAATTTAAATCCAGCTGGGTGAACTAATTTACTAAATGCTGCTGACCAATCTGTTACGTTCCTACCAGTTCTAATAAGGTATGAAAACTTTTGATAAAAGTCGCTGTCTTGTATTTTGATTTCGTCTGATAACCAACCTTTATGATCTAGGTACTGGTTTTGCGAAGGATCCCAAGCACCTGATGAAGGTATTAAAGTTTTATCCCAAGGTCTTTCAACTTCTACTTCTTCGTTAAATAATAGTCTGAAGAATATTTCAATAGAATCTGAAGCACCTCTAACTTTATAGAAGTCGACTATCTTTTTATAAAGAGACCTTTTATCTACATTAGATAAGTCTCTAGGAATCGCCGCGGCTACTTCTTTCTGCATCATTTCTAAATAGTCTTCTGTGTTCTCATCAATGTCTAATGCTTCTTCAATCGCATTAAGAACATATGATGGACCAGGACCTACCCAGTATTTAATTACAGTTGTTAGAGTAGCTTGTAAACCATTAAAGGTATCATTAGCAAAAACAATTCTAAATGTTTTACCATGAGGAGTAGTATTATTTTTAAGTGACCCAGGAAGTTCGTTACCATTAGTAATATTAATCTGTGGTGCACCACTGCCTGTAAGAGAAACAGGTATACTTTGTCCAGGTTTATAAACAACGCTGTTAAATGTTATATTAGAATCAGTATTATTTTTAATTAATAATGTACTACTTGCTCCTTGAAAGTCTGAAAAGAAATGATCATTAGAATTCTCAGGATCTTTAATTCTAAAAACACCTTGCTTACTTAGAATAGTATCAACAAAGACTTCGGTCTCTTGATATATAAACTCTTCCATATTATTAAATTCATAATATGATTTAAGTAATTCTTTAATACCTCTTTGATTAGCCTCACCACCATCACCAACTTGATCTTCAAGAATATTAGTAGGTATGAGCTCATCGAGTCTAAGATTTTCTTTTGTCTTACGCTTACTTGAAGCAACTGATTCGATATAACCAGGTGTTTGCGATTCTCCTCCATATCGAGCCATGTGTTATCCTCTAAGTCTTGATGTAGTGTTATATGATATAGTACCAGTGCTTCCTGATACAGCAATGGAATCGATCTCTGGAGTAATAGTCGTTCTTAATGGATCGATTGCAATCAGCTGATCTCTCTTAGGAGCAATGTCTAAAGAAGCTGGTGTTACTGTAATTCTAATTCCACCTGTTGGAAGAATTGAAGGAGCAAAGTTGTTTAGTATAACTTTACCTGAAGAAGTATTTACACTTCCTGCATCTGTTACGACAATGGTTTCTTTACCATCTACAATTTTATAAACATATACTCTACGTTCATCCTGTCCCTCTACTGCTTCATCTCCAAAGAAATGATCGACACCATCAACTTTAAATGCTGTTGATGAAATAACTGAATCAGTACTACTACCACTGACATAGAAAGAACCTGTAAAGAATAAAGTAAAGTTATTTGCTGTACGAGTTAAGCTAGGTGTAATTGTTTTAAATAACATAGGTCGTACAGTTGAGTTAACAATTGATGGATCAGCGTTATCGATTGCTTTTAATAGTTGTGAATGTCTGAACACTCCATCAAATTTATTGAGGTTATTAAAACTATAATCTTCTACTGTATCACTGACCACACTAAGTAGATCACTTGCACTTCTGTCAGTCAGGTTGTTATTATATTTAAAGAATACATCTAACTCAAGGTAAGTATAGTTAGGATCAACCATAACCGGAGTAATAGAGACCACGTTCTTGCCTTTTAGTATTGTATTCTTAATTGTATTCTTTTGTGCATCTGTTAGTGTTTCGTTTTGTACTGGTTTAACACAGACATATACGCTACCATAATCTGGTGGATCATTATCTTCACCACCCCAGGTACTAATCGCATCGATGTCTGAGAACTCTCTTTGAATAATAGCACGATAGTCATCTGTGGTTACCGCTCTGTTCTGAGAAGTAAATGTTAGCGGAGCATTATATCTTATTGACTCTAATGTCTCTCTGTCCGAGCCGCCAGTTGACTTATTGACCAGGCTTATGGAAACAGCTGATGCACTGAATGGTCCGATATTAATATTAGATCCCATTCCGAAATTCGTCGCACCATTTACATCCTTACCATTTGTAAACACATAGTCGAGCGTTACGATATTATTTGACTGAGGACGGGCTCCAATAACACCATCGCCAAAGAACACTTCGTAATATTCATTTGCATTCTCTTGTAGATGAAAGATACGAGTTGCAGCGTCGACATTGAGTAGCGTTGTATACTTAGTATAGATATCGAATGCTGAAGATAAATCGTTAGCCTGTACACGAACACGTAGCGTAGATGTATCTGCATCCTTATCTGATATCTGATACTTCTGATTGGTTAAATCATTGTCTACTCTAAACTTTAATGTCTTGAGTGTACCTTCTGCGATCTCCACATTATTAAAGGTATATACATTTGTGACTGAATCGATTGTAGCGTTATCTGCAGAGAGAACAATGAACGAAAATTCTCTACCGCCAACAGTTGTGACTAACTGCGTTCCTCGTGCGAGTGTTAGGTTTGCAGGATTATTCGAAGCCTGATCACCAGTGAATCCTGTGACCGCAATATTAACAACTGCACGAGAAGCGAGTTTAGACCTTGGAGTATATCCAAGCAACCTTGCCCGAGAGACTACATTACCACGTATCTGTGCTGAGTCTAAAAAGGCCTCGTTTAAACTGAAGTGAGCAGCCATTGCATTATAGTGTGTATTATATGCTAATACATCTAAGAGTACACTCATACCACTTCCTTCGAAATCATAATCATTAAATGTCGACTGTGTCTTCAGATAGTTCTTAAGATTCTTTTTAATTTGGTCGAAATCTAATTCCGTTACTTTAAAATTTGTTGCCATAATTCTTTACCTTAGTCTTCGAAGTACTAATTCAACTTCTTGTTCTACATCGTACTCCTTTATATTATAGTGTGCGGTTATTCTATATGCGTTATCATCTGCCAGATCATCAATAAACACATTATATAACTCAATCCTTCCCTCATGTATACGCAATACATTCTCTATATTCTCTCTTAATGCAATCTTTGTTATGGTATCAGCAGGTTCAAATAACAACCCTCTCATATTCGCACCAAGTGTAGGAGCAAAAGGTCTATCATAAAAGTTAGATAACAATAAGTTCTTTACTGCATTACGTATTGCCTGTTCATCCTTTGGTATATAAAGATCTTTTGTCTTATCATTTATATAGAGAGATAGATCAAGGTCAGCCCATCCTTTCTTACGAGAGGTACGTGACGAGGTCTCACTATCTGATATAACGAATCCTGCATTGTGTCTATTAACTGTTCCCATGTATCTATTTATATCCTTTTAGTTATAGTTGACAAGGTTCTGGAAAGAAATTTTTCTCGAGAAATTTTTTTTATATAATGCATATCGAAGCAAAACTCAGAATCATATCGAAGAACATGCATGTACTAGCCCCCCGCCACCCCTGCATGCATTTCCCCTCGTATATAATGGCCAATATGCGTACACAGATGCCTCATATATTCTCCGGAAACACTGTACATTTGCTCGAAAGTATGGTATAATATAATAGGTTCTATGGGGGGCAGAGGTAGTACTCATTA